ACGGATGTCCGGCTGCAAGTTGGAGTGGCAAAACGCGAAGTACGCCGGCTCAATCGGGCTGGTGCCTTCCTTGTTCGTGCCTTCCATCGCTTCCGTAAACACAAAGCCTTTCGCGGCTTCGAGATTGCGGATAATGATCTGCAAGCGGCCTGCGGTCAGCGGACCATTGACCGTGGCGCGGGTGCTGATCGCGCTGGAGTTGTACAGCACGTTCGTACCCGAAATGCCCGCGTTGAAGCGGATGCGCTCACGGGTGGACAGGATCAGCTGCTTCAGGCGGTCTTTGGCGCCCTGCACCGCATCCCACGGACTCAGGTCGTAATCGACGCGCGTGACCTGGATGCGCTCGGTGTACCGCAGCATGGTCCCAATGAAGTCTTCAGGGATCAGCGTGCGGGCGGACTTCTGCGTACCTTCCGGAGCCGGGGTAGCGTCAACTGCCGGAGTCAGCCAGCGCCGCAGGTCGATAGCTGCGCCCATCTGGCGCTTCATCGTCCGTCGATCTGTTGCAAGGTTCAGGGTTTCAAATGCCGGTGCTGTTTCCAGCACTTCCTTTTCGGCCAAATACTGGATAGCAGTACTACCAGCAGGCCATTGGGCATAACTTTTCGCTGCCATTGGGGCGGTTCCTTATCGGAGTTTGCGCCCGGCCTTGAAGTCTGGGTAGAAATGGGCAATGACGGCCGCTCGGTCGTCTGCTCCACCACTACCATTGAATGTGGGTATAGGCGTGTCCGCTCCTGACCGGGATGGCCGGGGCGAAATATCCCTCAGTGCTTCGGAACGCCGCTCTTGCACTTCGCTTTGGCCAGAAGCATCGTCAACGGTTTGTCCGTTGGCGCGCTGGTAAGCCTCTACGTCGCGCTGAAACAAGGAAAATACGTGACCGATGGAATCCGCTGAGGCTTCCTGTAACATGCGGTCATAGGCTTGCCGTGCTACATGAGGGAGACCCTCAAGCCACTTTGCAAACCAAGGATGCCAAACGTGTTGGCTACGGTCGTGGACAGGCTCGATTTGCCCATCTTCGGTTTCCCGTTCCCAGCCAGCGATTAGCTTCCAATTTGGGACGATTTCTGACAGCCGGTCCATTTCCTTTCGAGCGGCAGCGTCTTTTCGTTCCCTTTCGTATTCACCAAGTTTCGCTTCCACTTGGGTGAGTTTCTCAGCCAGTGGTTTGCTAGAGTCGGCGACTTCCGAACGTAACTGGTCCACAGTTTCCTGTAGACCCTTCTTAATGCCGAGCGCATCTTGCGGATAACGATCGGCAAAATCTTTGAATTCGTCGGACGTTAGAAAGTCATCGACCTTCTTCTGTCCTTGTATGCTGGTCTGTTTTGGCGCTTCCAACTGCTGCTGCAAGCGTTGATATTCGCGCTGCAACGGCTGGAGCCGTCCCTCGACCGCCTTGTAATCGTTCTGGAACTTGTCTCGTTCCTGTTTGAGATTCTTGAACTGCCTCTGAATCTTCGGGTCTAGGTCGTTGAACCCCTCAAACGGCTCAGGAGCTGGTGCGAACTTGCCTGTTTCATCCCGAGGCTTATCGCTTTTGCCAGCGGCTTTACCATCAGACTTTCCGGCTGCGCTAGCTGCTCCATCTTCAGCTGGTTGTGATGGTTTGTCAGGTCTCGGAGCATCGTTAGGTGCTTCGGCCTTTTTGTCGCGTTCCTGCGCTGTTGGAGAGCTTGGGATGTCGCGTTCGCGTTTTCCACTGGAAAAGTCCTTGTAGGCTTCGTCAAGCAGCTCTTTGTCAGCGTCGTTAAGTTGTCCGGACATTTGCTGAATATCCTACTTTTCTTGTGGGTTTGCAAGCTTACGGGCGTTGGTGCCCATAAGGATCAGTTCCTGGCACATCTGAGCCATTCCATAAAACTTGGCTCGCAGCGCATCGTCAGTTTGCGCAAGGATCGAGCAAGCAATGTCGTAGCGTCTCCACCCCAGCCATTCCTCCAGCATCTTGAGGTCGGCAGAATGAAAGTTGATCACCCTTTCAGCACGTTCCATCGCCTCCCTAGCAGCATCTTTCGTCGGAATCTCACTCATTCGCCGCTCCATTAGTAGGTTTCGGCATGGACTTCTCGTGCTGTTGCTGCATCTGCGTCATGTTGCGCTCATGAGCAATGTCAGCGACTTTGTGGATGTGTTCCTTTTGGATGTCGGCGGCCTTGGTAGCGGCCTGTACACCTAATGTTGCAGCAGTTCTGACGTTGTCGGCCTGCTGGCCCAGGGCTTTGGAGTGCATGTCCATTTCAGCCAGTACCTTCTTGGTATCGGCATCCAGTCCGGCTTTCTTCATTGCAGCAGCAACCTGCCAAATCTGTAGCTTCTGCTCTTGGGCAAGCTGCAAGATCGCCACGTCTTTCTTGGACTGCGCCACCAGAATCTGGACCTGAGCATTGGTCTGGTCGTTCTTCTCCTGACGGGCGATTTCTGCCATGCGCTCTTGGTGAGCCAGCTGCACCTCAGCCTGTTTCAGCTGAAGCTCGGCCTGTGCCTGCTTGTCCTTGATCTGAAGCTCTTGCATCTTGACGGCAACCATGGGGTCTCCGCCATTCTGCTGAATCTGCTGCTGATTCTTCATGGCCGTTTGCTGGTCAAACACCAGCTTGTCACGGTTAGGCACATCCAGCATGCGGGCGAAGCTGGCAAAGGTTTCGTAGTTGTTGGAGAACCCCGCGTAAGCCGGCAGATTAGCCGTTTGCATGAACACCTGTAGGTGCTGCATTTGCAGGTCTTTCGCTACCAGCGTAGACCCTGCAATGCCCTTGACGTCAAAGTCACCTTTGATGCTCTGGTCGGGGTTGAATTGGATGTTCCACTGGCACCAGCGATCACCCTGGGGCTGGAACCACGTATTGTCTGCTCCTGTCGCAATCCAGCGCTGAAAGATCGTGCGCAGGTTGATGACTTGCAGTAGACCAGCGGCGGGGATTTCCTCGTCAGATACGTCACCGTTAAGGAAGTCCAAACCCTTCTGTAGCAGGGCGAGATTGCCTTCTACGTTGGCCTCGACGTTGAATGAATAGATGGCGTCGCGGATGTCGCCATCAGTGTTTACCTCTAGATTCTTCGGTCCGCTAAATACCCACTGGCCGTCCATCGGAGCCACTTCGCCCTTCCGGAAAGCGATGCTGGGACCCGAAGCTATCGCGGCATTGCGCATCGTGGCATCGAGGGCGCCGCGAATGATCTTTGCTCCACCACGCCCCATTCTCGGGATGCCGTAACCCCAAATCGTGTCATCACAGGGGAACGGAGTGAAGTTGTAGTAAGGAACTCGCCAATCGCACTCCATGGGGCTGAGCTTGCACTTGATGGCCTTACCGTCACAGAACCAGAACTCGACCAGAGGAAGGGATTTCTTGTCCGTCCACGGCTGGCCAAGCATCTCCTCCACATCTTCCGGGTCCATCAGGCCATGCATTTCAATCACGGCCCAGCGGTCCTTGATGGACTCTACGGTGTCCAGTTTCTGGTTTCTGGTGGTGATGTTGGCGGATAGTTCACTCGGAAGCTTTGGCTCTTCCTCCTTCAGCAGCAGGTCAATATTAGCCTCAATGACGTTAGGGTATCGCTTCAAGTCATTGAGCTTTCTGCGGTCCATCAAGTGGACTTCAAAGCACTTACTGCACTCGTCCAGTGTCGGAGACATGTCGTCGTAGAACATCCACGGGTCAACATACCGACACCCGGGGGTCGGAGACTCATCCAGCACAATCTCCGACTGCTGACCCTTCGGCTTCCGGCGTTTCCGATAGTCCATCACCGGACCCTTGATGATGCCGGTGCCGAGCTTTGCGCCCTGCAAGATCGTCTTGTGGCCGGAGTCTTGAAACTTCTGTTCCGCTAACTGATCCTTGATCGTCTGGTTCATCCGCGACGCCGCATCCGCAGCAAAGTCGAGTAGAGCGGCTTGGTCTACCTGCTGGCCCTGCAATGCCGGAAAACAATCAGGATCAGGATTAGGCGAAGGCTCGACTTTCATCGGGATGTCGTTACCGGGCAACAGCATGTCACCCAAGCGCGCGGCGTATCTCAGGGTGCGGCTTCGTACTGCTCGATAGGCTGGGCGTTCGTTGTTCCCGGCCAGTCTGTCCCCGGCATCGTTCGGGTACGCCTTCGAGTCTCTGAGTTTGTCGTCTCCCTCATACGTAAGACAGTCATCAATCCAGCGTAGCTCCACGTCGCGCTTGGCCTTGACTGCCTTCTGAAAGTCGTTCATAGCCTCTGTGGCGTATCTGTCCAGCCTGGCGGTTTGTTCCTTCTCCAACGCTTCCACAGCCTGCTGGAGCGAGGCAATTTCTGCACTGGCATCCCCATCCCCCGCCGCCTGCGCATTCGCCTGAGCCGCTTCCAGCTCCTTGCGCATGGGCTTGAGCATGCCGATGTCGTAGGACTTCGGATCAGCTGCCAGGAGGGCTTGCAGGGCTTCAGCGTCCATTAGAGTCCAAAGTCATTGACAGGGTGATACTGGGCGGTACGGCGCTGCATTTCAGGCGGTTTGACGCGGAAATGGCGGGTCCCCTTCACCAAATAGCGGGTGTCATCCATCAGATGGTCTGGTGTCGGAGCGATCTTGCCCGTCTCGTCCCGGTGG